TGAAAGTATGGTAGATGATATTGATATTGAATTAATACAAGATCCAGAGAGTACTTTTATCGACAATTCTGCTGGATGTGGAAACTTTTTGATTGCTCTCAAGAAAAAACTGCTGGAATATCATACTGAAGAGCATATCTTGAATCATATGCTATACGCAGTAGAGATGATGGAAGATAATCATAAAGAACTGTGCGCTAATCTTGGTGTTGATACAACTCATCCACATTATGTTTGTGCTGATGCATTAGAGTATGACTATTCTTTTAATGAAGAAGTTGGTTTAGAAGACCATGGTCTAGGTAAGATACCAAAACCGAAGGACTACACTCCACCAACACCCAACACGGATCCCAGCGAAGCATCCTTAGATAAGTTTCTCTGATCAGTGAGGGGTTGACTAGGCAGCAGATCCATCGTATATTGTATGAGTGGTTGAGGGATGCCTCACCACATTGCACACTGCATTAATTAACTATGACTGATAAAGGATTTGGCGACATTAACATTCCTAGTGACTACATGCCGCACCCAAAAACAGCGGATGAATGTCAGAGTATGGTTTCCAAGATTCGTGGATATGCTCGCCCTGGATACAATTCGTGTAAGTATCTTTATACCACATTTGTGAATACGAAAGATATTCGTATCAAGAAGAACGTTGGGCGAAAGCGTGGTAATGACTCTAAGGTTCTTTCCACTGTAGAGCGTACCCTTGAAAAGGGATACAAGATTGGTAAGGAACCTCCTATCATGCTTCGGAAGGATGATGGTGATCTTCCTGAATACTTGATCAATGGTAATCACCGTTGGTTGTGGTACTCTGCCAATGGGTATGAATACATGATCGTTGATGTGTATGAACTCAACGATGGTTATGATGAAGGTGATGTTATGGATGAAGTTGGTCTTCTGCACCAACCTCAACCCGACGGAACCGCATCCAACTACGATGACTACAAGGCTCGTGGTATTGACTGGGTTAAGCGTCAACAAGCAAAGAAAATTGACGTTACTCAAGAGATGGTCGATGAATGGGTTGATACTTTTGCAATTCATGAAACTGCACTCAATAAGTACAATCTTAAAAAGAACATCTTCAAGCAAGAACTACAAGATTCTTTCTTGACCAACTATGATCGTAAGCGAGCTATTCGTTTCTATTCGAACTGTGGTCTTGAAATTCGTGATAGTGGTGAGCAAGTTACTACTAATACTGTAGATCGTTTGTTTGAAGCAAGTCAAAAGGTTTGGTTGCGTGACTTCTGGTCCACTTTTGTTGCAAACGCTGCAAAGGGAATCAAGACTCGCCTCAACTTCTATGTGAATACGAGTAACATCAACACTGCCGATCAGATTGAGATTCTTATCAACAATCGATTGGATGAACTTGATGATATTCTTGACAACACGGCAGAAGTTTTCAAGGATAGCACTGTAGATCTGCGTGATTTTCTTATCCTTGGTTTCCGACCTCCCCAAATCGTTGACACCGACACCTATGATTCTCTGATTCCTATTCAGAATACCAAGAAGACTGAATCTCCTGTTAAGTATCAGACTGCCAATCTTCTTGAACTGACTTATACGATTCTTTCTCAAAACTTTGCTCCTAAGCAAAACTTCACGTCACAACAAGCATACGATCTAATTCGCACGTATCGCTTTGCTCTCAGTAACTTCAAGAGTGAAAAGAGCTATCGTGGAACAATTCTTGCCGAACTTCAATCCCTACGGGATGATGGGCGAGTTTATTTCTATCCCAATCAGCGTGGTCTTTATCACCTAAACTGATCTAGGACCAATATGAGAACCGTCCACTGGGTTTCCTGGTGGGCGGTTTTCTGCTATAATAGTCCCATACGCGATGAGATCTGTGATGCAACTCCGTCCCCACCAGCAAGATGCTCTGACCGCTATGCTGGCGCACGACAAAGGACAGGTCATCATCCCCACGGGTGGTGGTAAGACCATGTGTATGATCAAGGATTCTCAGGAGTATCTTGATGCTTGCGATCGTGGTATCGTAGTTGTAGTTGCTCCTCGCATTCTTCTTGCTGAGCAACTCTCTGCTGAGTTCCTTGAGTTTCACACTGATGTTGCTGTGATGCACGTTCACAGTGGTGAGACTCATCACTTCAGCACCACTCGCCCTGCTTTGATTCGTAACTGGAGTCAGCAAGCATACCGCAAGCAACTGATCTTCACTACCTATCACTCTCTTCCTCGCTTGATGGAAGCAGAGATCAATGTCGATTGCATTTACTTTGATGAAGCGCATAACTCGGTCCAACGTAACTTTTTCCCTGCTACGGAGCACTTCTCTTCTACTGCTACTCGCTGCTATTTCTTCACTGCTACTCCTAAGCATTCTCTCACTGTTTCCAAACCTGGGATGAATGATCCTGAGGTTTATGGTAACGTGATCTGTAATGTTCCTGCTCCTAAGTTGGTAGAGGAGGGTTACATTCTTCCTCCTAAGGTTGTTGTCAAGCAACTGGACATGGTTCAGGACAAGCAGATGATTGCTGACCGTGATTCTCAGAACCTGCTGGATACCATCGATGACAATGATCTGGGTAAGATCCTGATTGCTGCTCGTTCTACCAAGCAGATCATCAAACTGCTCTCTGAATCTGATTTCCGCGAGCAACTTGCCGAGCGTGGTTACTCCTGCATGTATATCACCAGCAAGACTGGTGCCATCATCGATGGGCAGAAGGTTGATCGTGAGTATTTCTTTGATACTCTCAACGCTTGGGGCAAGGATCCCTCTAAGAAGTTCGTGGTGCTCCATCACAGCATCCTGAGCGAAGGGATCAACGTGAGCGGTTTGGAGGCAGTTCTGTTCATGCGTAACATGGACTACATCGGTATCTCTCAGTCCATCGGGCGTGTGATCCGCCTAGGAGGCGCTGAGAAAACGTTTGGTCTGGTTTGCGTGCCCGTCTATGATAAGGTGGGCATCAGCACCGCCAAGAGCGTTCAGGCGGTGGTAGACACCGTTTTCAATCAGGGTATGCCTGCAGTATCGGTGGTCCGCCGCTGATACTGGCACACTCACCACAATTTCCTCCCATTTCTCCAGTATAATTACAAGGTAATCAAAAAACCACCATGATCTGCGAAGTTAAACTCTACGTTGCTGGTAAAGTCTTCACTGAAACTGTTCATGCCCGTGACTATCAGGAAGCACGTCAAGTAGCACTTGCTCGCAATCCTAATGCCCAAGTGATGGGTGTCACTGCTAAGTTTTGATGGCAAAGTTCCAGAAACCTTTCATCGATCGTCCTGGTATTCTTGATCCAATACCAGGAGATCCGCAAGGTTATGTAACAAATGATGGAATGTGGGCAGCAGTGCCTATAATAGGTTGTAAGGCATTTGCCATCATTCACCATGGTTCTGTTGTCCATGAGGCACGGAACTATACTTCAGCAAAGAACTACATTCTTAAGGAAATCAAAAAATCCAAGAAGAAGTAGTTTAAATAATACAAACAGGGAACAATTCATGGACAAACACACAAAACGAAAGGATGCTTTCTACATCTTTTATGAAAGTGTTCTCAAACCAGATCATGAGTTGAGGCAGTATGCTCATGAAGAAGAGTGTTTTCATGAATTGATGGAGTGGCGAGGAGAGATCATAGAGTATCTTGATCGCCGCAGGAATCAGGAGTTTGGTTGATGGACTCTCACTACATACTGTTTGCACTGTTCGCAGTGGCAGCGTATTTCATCGTAACTGATGAGAGCGTTGCCGCTGCGTTTTTTTATGTCACAAAGTTAGTAAAACAATACACACAAAGGAAGTGGTGGTGGTTATTACACAATCCACGCAATCCTGTGGTAAAATATTTAATATATCGTCAATCTTTGAAGATGGCTGAGAAGATAATGGCGGAAATAAATACCAAAGAGGAGTCTAAGGACTGATATGTTATCAACTCAGTATCGTCTTCGACTTGAAGGCATTTGTAATAAGATTGCCTTACAAGAACAAGTAAGTCTTGAAGATATGGTGTGGGCAGAGAAACTTGCTAAGGCAAATACTTCTGCTAGAGAGATGCTTAAGAGAGCAAGAGGTCGTGCTGCTAACCCTGACATGGTTGAGGGTAGCATGGACGACTTCATGAATAAGATGGGTTTGGGTGATCCAGATCCATCAAATCATCGCACTGGTTTTGGTAGTGCTGATGAAATAGTAGATTGGTTCAACCAAGATAAACCAGATGATTGGAGGCAAAGGGATTGACAGAAACAGCAGTAATTTATTCTAACGGAAGTCAAGAGTGTGAGCGTATTGGTATGCTCCTGAAAGCACTGGGTGGTGAGTTTCATGAGTATAAACTGGGAGAACATTTCGACCAAAAGGCATTCCGCAAAGAGTTTGGTGAAGAGGCAACATATCCACAAGTTGCCTATGGTTCAAAGCACATTGGTAGCATGAAAGATACTCTACACTTCTTATGTTCTGAAGGGATTATCTAATGACCTACGAGCAGTTTATTCACAAAGGTACAGAGTTTTACATGAATATGGTAAAACTCATTGATATAAAACTCATGTATCGTATGGAATTGACTGATGATGAGAAAGAGATCAACGATCACATCCTAGAGTTTCAAAAGCAGGTAAAACTAACTGAGTTAAGAGATAAGTTCGAAAAGTGTTGGGAGGTTGATGAATGAAACAATCACTAATCCTTGTTGCTTGTTTTTTACCACTTGCTGTGATATGGTTGGTAATGAAACTTTCGTTATGGATCGCTGCCGTCAACGAAGAGCAAACTTATGTCAGAGAGGACTCCAAACGACCACACGGACCCTACGTGGAAAATGCATATGGAGACGTTGATGAAGAAGAAGAGAATTATTGAAACTAAAGAAATTATTGAACAGGCACTCTGGGAGTATTACTTTGAGAAAGGACTCCCTGTACCTAAATGGAGAATGGAAAAAGACCCCCAGTGGTGGATTGATTACTTGAAAGAACTTGACAATGAAGACCAGAACCCCTATAATAGATAGCAAATACACTATCGTAATGGACTATCGACCCTATTCGCCAGAATGGCACAGGAGACGCTACCTGAAGGAGGCACTGGATAAGTATTTTGATGATTATGTGGATACTGATATTATCCGTGAGGATATTCTCAGTATCCTGTCAGAACGTTCTGACAAAGCATACGAAGAGTTTATGCGTATCAACGAACTTGAGAGAGCACTACAGTGAGGGACAAGATAGTTTTTGTCCTTCCATTCTTTCAAGTTATCATTGCACTGGTAACTCTTTCTAAGATACCAGAACCACCCCCACAATACATCTGTGAGCAGGGTAGAGACACTTATGGTAACGCATATCCAATTATTGTCTGTAATCCACAATGAATAAATCAGATACAAACTTGAGTGAGTTTATTCAAGTTGAGAGATCTATTATTCCTTCATTTGTGTGTGATTATCTTGTGAGTGAAACTGAAAAGCGTGAATGGCGCACTCACAAGTGGTATAGTTATGGGAAAGATGAATACAGTACAGATGAAGATAAGAACCACTATATTCAAAATGCCTCTCCTGATTTGCAGGGAATGCTAACCCCTATCATATCTCAGGTGTTGAATAATTATAGTTTAAAGAATAAGTTTTCGTGTAAAAAGATAGACTCTATTACCAGTAAGTTTTCTAACATCGTCTTCAATAGGTATTCTCCTGGACAGATGTTGGATCAACATCAGGACCACATTAATGCTCTGTTTGATGGTAGAGAGAAAGGTATTCCCATATTGAGTTTGATATTAAATCTCAATGATGACTATGATGGTGGAGAACTATTCTTCTGGGATGATTATGTTGTCCCCCTTAGAAAGGGAGATATTGTAGTATTTCCATCACTATTTCTCTATCCTCATGGTATAATGGAAGTGAAGAGCGGAAAACGCTACAGTGCAGTTAGTTGGGCATGGTAACATGAGAACAGTTCTAAAGATCGATGATGATGGTATTCTAACATTCCCTCCCGAGATGCTGGAAACCCTTGGATGGAAGGAGGGAGATGTGCTACAATGGATTGATAACAACGATGGTTCTTTCCAACTGAAGAAAGATGAAGGGGATTGATTATGGAGATGATTACTAATGTCTGAAGAAAAACAGTAT